TCACGCCGATGGCGTGGCTACGTTGGCAAGTGCAGTGACGTTCTGGGGCATGATGGCCATGTTGGGTCTGTCCGATTTGGGGAGATCGGGCTTCACAATGCGCGGTGCGCAGTTCACCACAATGGCACGGCCGCCACGATCAGTGACCACCGAGTAACAGTCGCCCAGGTAGTCCACCCGATAGCCAATGTTGATGAGGTCGTCAGAGTTGAACGCCAGTTCGTCCTGGCCACGCATCCCCGAGAACAGCACAAGACCCTCAAAGCGGCCATTGTAGAGCGCACCACTCGAGCCCGTGACAAACAACTCAGTAACACGGTACGGCATCAGAAAGCCCCGAGGAGAAGTACCAACACTGGCCTGACGGTCATCCGCATCAGAAACAGGCACAGCCACAGCACCATCAGGCGCAGCAGCACCTTGCGAAGAAACCACCTCAGCGGGCTTTTCAGGGCTCGCAGGCTCCGGATTAACAATCCCATAGACCAAGTAAATGAACGTGACCAGCAATGCCGGTACAAGGCCAAATAAGGTAACACGCACCTTAAACGACGAAAGCGGGCCGGTCGATTGACCGGATTTGGTAACTGCTCCAGTTTGCGTGGACTTATATAAGCGATGCACAGCCACCGGAACGCGCCTCTTAAACGTGACGCTCTGTTTCGTAGGGATGCCGTTATCAAGCGGATTATGTTCATAGATACGCGGTTTCCGTTTAGAGAATGCAAAACTGTCCTTGCTGCTATAGGCAAAGGCCACCTCACAGCAGGCCCGCACGGGCACAGGGATAGAGCGGATATTGGGAGTCGCCAGCACTACATCCCAGTTAAAATGGCGGTGGCGCATGAACGATTCTTGCGGCGTAGTGGGATATATGATTTTGCCCTGGTCATCAAATACCACCCTCCCCGTGTCATCCACATCACAATCGTCCAGGTTGTCGGGCTTATATCTGTCCAGAGTGTCTTTGAATAACTGAATAAAGTCAGGCGGCAATACATTGCTGTAATAATCTATGGGCTTTATATCGTATTCAGGCTTGCCATTGAACACGTCACGGTCATAGATATCCTGACATTCGTCAATAAACACGAATGCGCCAATGGGCATCCAGTGATGCCAGATACGCCATAATTGCTGTGATTTGGGGTCTTGTGACGACACCCGAAATAGCCGAGCCGTCTCGGGAAATTTCTCGCCGAGGAACTCCTCGATACGATGCAGCGGGAACATGCCCGCCACGTTCGTGACGACCACCCTTCCCTCTCTTAATGCGGGCAGCAGGCGAAACCAAATAACCGATGAGGATTTATAAGAGCCGTTGTGACCGTGCTCGATGATAATCGCCATTTACCACCCCAACACATTCAAAACAAATCGCGTGATATACGCATTAACAATCAGGTTGATGATATTAGCAAAGCCCATCAACTCCAGCATCCAACGCACCCCTGACGGCAATTGCGAAATGGACGATAATAAGTAACCGCTAATATTGATATCGGTGGCTATTTGCTTAGCGACCAGGAATGCAAACTCAATGGCCTGTAGCTTGGCAGTAATAACGCACAAGGTATAGAACTCCACACCCCATGCAACCAGCCGATGAAAGATGCCAGGCACTTCTTCGGTGATAGCGTAATGAAGGCTATCAAGACGTGAACCTATCCAGTCCAGAAACGAGCCATCATCAGCCATAGCAAGCGATGGCGATAACAATAACGCAAGCAGGATGATATTACGCATTTTTACGGCCTCCCAGTAATATGCCAAATGCCATGAGTATCGCTAATAACCACAATGCAGCCCGAGGGCCTGAATTAAAAAAGAGCTCCCAATTTGACTTACCTGACAAATCCACTTTAGCCCCCATGATGTTTTGATAGTCATTATCATAGGTGCCACTAATGGTAATATCAGATTGTTTAAATACCGACTTAATCTCTTGCAGCTTGTCGTTGATGGCCTTGTTCTTCTCTGCCACCTTACCCTTTATATCGGCAATGGACGATTCATCAAATACAGAACTTAATGCCGACCCCTGCCCCGTTCCTGACGGTGGTGTAAAGGTACACAGCGGGCCGGTACAAGGTTTATCACCATCCCCGCCCCCATCGCCATTACCGTTTCCATTGCCATTGCCATTGCCATTGCCATTGCCATTGCCATCGCCGTTATAATGCTGGGCTAATATTTCATGAATCTTTCCAGCGGAATAACTGGTGCCAGATAAATACAACTCCATTTGGCTCAACGTATTGGCATGTATACGTTGCCAGGAATCCAGCGAATTTAATTGGTGTGATAGATTTTGCCAGTTGGCAGCTGTCGAACCATCACCACCGCCATTACTTCCATTTTTAGGTATCAATGTTACTGTATGAGCCAACGAGTCAAACCTATCAATGAATTTTGAACGATAGGTTTCAGTGCGAACTGAATCAGCCACAACTTGGTCATAAAGGGTCTTTAAATACCCTGTCATTTCAGAGTTTGTATTGGCGCCAGCACTAATTCCAGATGTGTTTGTAACTATCTGGGATAAACTGGTTTTAATGGGATCCATGTATGTGGAATTATCCAGAAATCTAAAGTCTTCAATTTGCTTGGCAAGCTCCTTTACAGACTTTTGAACTTTAGCGGCGCTCTTATTTACATTGTTAGCCACAGAGTTAAAACCGACACCTAAATCAGTTGTTAATTTATCCCCAACCAATATTTGCCCAACATCGACTAACCCTGTAGGACTCTCATTAGTGCCATCAGAGCCAGATGGATTGCCACCGGTATTACCATGCGAGCCACTATCGCTACCGTCTTTATATGTGCATTCATTACCATCAGTAATATACGGCCCCTTAGACGGCGGCGAAGCATTTGGAAACTCGACACACACCGAACTCCCCGCAGCACCACCACAAAGCGCAAAGCAACCACCAAGGGATGATCCAGTATAAGGAGCGCAAACAGGGTTGCTTGCACTTATAGGATATTGGCCATAACTGACACCAGCGATGCACTTGGCATAAGAAATAACGGGGCTGAGTGACAGCAGGAGTAAGAGATAACGCATAGCTCCACCGATGTTAAAGGGGGCCGAAGCCCCCCAGAATTTACGATGTGAACACGCCCGACAGGAAGGCCGAACCGAACACGAAGGCACCCGTCGCGGCGAGGATCGCGGCGACCAGCATTTACTTCTTAAGCCAGCCGACAATCATGCCGGCACAGAAGCCAAGGCTGGCCACCAGGATGACCCCCACAATCACGGCGCCATAGTTCGCCTTACCCGCTGCGATAGCGGCATTGATGGCCGCAGTCACCGCGTTCTCGTCGGCCGCGAAGGTCGGCGACGAGGCCAGAGCCACAGACGCGCCCAGGGCAACGGTGCTCACTTTGCTTTTACCCGCTTTGATTTTCTCGATTACTTGTTGTGCTACAGACATTTTATAAACTCCCTCTCTCTCTTTTATTAACGGCCCAGCTTTCTAGCCATGAGGCCACCGAAATATCCTGATAGAAATAACAGGATAAAATACAAAACAAATTTGCTGAACAAATCAGGGTCAAAAGAGAATAAATCAGCACTCAGCATTAATTTATCCACTTCCACCTGAGTTAATGCGGTATATACAACTTCACCCCGTGACCCCACCGCTGGACAAGTTTCATAAGTCTGGATGTAAACAGAATTTGAATTTCGAGCAACGAAGATACACGGGCGGCGCATTAGAATTTATCCTCTTTCGGTTGAGCCCCAACAGAGGATTTCCCGATGATGCCTGACACGATATTTTTAGTCAGGTCATTGGGGTTCGGTTGCACTTCTACATCAACCAGTTCGCCGAGCTTACACAGGGCGAAATGGTTAAGCGCATTGGGGTCTAAATCCACCTCTTTGACCTCGTAGCCAAACCCCGCGTAATTCATGGTCTGGGTTACGTTGGGTTTAATAGCCACCGCATAGGACAGCATACACATATCATATTGCTTGCCGGTCTTGCTGGATGTGCCATAACGACGAGCGACACCGATAAAATGAACCTTCATGTTTTGGTTTCCTGTTTTTTTGGTCACTGTTACTAAATAGGCTGCTATTCCAATATGCGGCCATCGGGATATTGCAGGAATGCGCTGACAGAGCCCGCATACACTCCCACATAGAACTCTTGGGCTTTGGCCTTGTCGTCAAAGCGCTTAGTCTTTATTTCAGCGTCCAGCGTCTCCCACTGGACGAGATATTTACCTTGTTCGTCTATCAGCTTCTGCTGCTCGACAGCCATACGCATATCGAGACAAGAACGGCGATTACAATAACCGTCACTGTTACCAATAATCAGCAAGTGGCAGCAAGGGCAATATTTAGCCATTATTCCGCCCCCAATACCCAATGACAATTAGGACAGCGCAGTACAATAACAGAACCGGTCATCGTAATTACGCCCACGGTGTTCAGTTGGTGATATTTGCCCTTCCAAGAACACTTAGGACATTCATATGCCCGCTTAATAGCCTTGATAGGGCTATCCATATCTTGTGCAAAAGACAAATGGTCAATCATGCTACTACCCTCAACGCATTAGGCAGACGATACCAGCTAGGCGGCTGACAGATTTGAGACCTAACCTCAGTCATGGTCTTAACAAATATCGGGCTGAATTTACTAATGTTGCATGGGCGCGCAATGTCTATGCCTATTTTCCGAAGGCGGGCGCGATGCTCTTTTATTTGACGTTTCGCTGGGTCAAATTCTTGGCCATGCATCCATTGCAACGCATACATGGCGGTCGTATTTGCGGCCTTGGTTGATTCAACCACCCCAGAGGAAAGCAGACATTCAGAAATGGTTTCAAAGTCCATGGCTGTCACGCTCAATTTTTTGTCGATGTTAACGAACTCATTTAACAGCGGCTCTATGGAGCTATAATTGGATAAACCCCAATATTGCAATCCATTACGCTGAATATATCGGCTCTTAAATTTCAACTCGAATCGGACAAGGCCAACGGCCCAGCAATAATCAATGACTTCTTTTAAGTGTTCAACTTCATCAGACTCAGGGCCAAATGCTCTTGTTATTTTATCGAGAGAATGCAGCTCCAATTCATTACCCTTACAATAAACACTGGGGTAAATCAGCGGGCTATTTCCCTTCTTTGAGGCCCAGTCACAAGCATATCCATTGGTGAATAAGTGAGGAATTGAGTTTCTATATGACAGAGTTGATATACCCGCAATATATGCCTTCTCGTTCCCCGCCCCCACCATTACATTTTCAGTAGCATGAAAACCTTTAATAATCGCACCATCAGCGCCTATATGTTCCATGGCTGTGCCATCGGCATAAAACACCTTAGTACACTTGGTAAATTGAGGAATACGGTCATACCCCTCAAATACATCACGCAAGATCCCGTTATAGACGGCCACGCACTGGTCAATCGTCCGCAGACCAAACAGGTTTTCAACCCGCCCCCAGCGACTAGGGTTGCCACCCATAAACAGCCTCGAACCGTTGACCTTGATTCGCACGGAGTCACAGAACGACCCCTTATGAGAGAACGCCGGTGAAGAGATACCCCCCTCCTCGACTACAGCACCATCTTCCACGACCAGCCGCGCATATGCATTGCCGTCCAGAAGGGGGAGCTGATAATCGAATTCCTGCTCAATCTCAAGCCAATCGAAGAACATTTCGACGCATCCATACAACTCAATGGCGGCAAGGATACAACCGAGTCGGCAGGTGTGCAACTGGATGATGTAAAATCAGCATGCATACATTGTGAGGCTGTGAAATGACGCACATAGGCGACAATATCAAACGCATACGTAAGCACGCTGGATTAAGCCAGCAAGAGCTTGCTGAGCGTTGCGGGATCTCAAAATCACAGCTCTCAAGGCTAGAGAGCGGAGAGCAAAAAAACCCTCTGATTCAAACGATCATCCCCATAGCTACCGCCCTAGGCGCATCACTTGATGAAATTGTGTACGGGGAGACAGCCGAAACGATGACTTATCTATCAAAGGCGATGGAAGAGTTACCGGAGGCAGACAAGGCAGCCATCAGGAAGCTAATCAGAGGCTGGATGCTCATTAGCCATACGGAAAAATTAGAGGAATAGGCGCCGGTGATCTAACGGTGAGAGTGCGGGATTCCGCACCAAAGTCCGGGAGTCACTGGACCCCCGGACTTTTCGACCCCCAAAACCCCCTACCCTAGGCAGGGGGTTTTTATTGCGCCAAAGGCCACAGAAGGGGGAAGACCGTCATTGCAGCTTGTCTTCGACAGGAGGATGCAGCTGTTACCAACCGTGCCCTATAGGCTGCGCCTGGGCACTCGTGCGGGGCATCAAAGACCGGTTTTGCAGGAAAGGGGGTGGAGCCTGCCACACAGCAGCACTCCAAAGACGTTTCGGCGGGCCTACCTACGTCACGACAATCAGCGCCGGCGGGCCGCCTTATAGGGCTGCGCCCTGTTCATTGGCCCTCTTTGAGCTTGCGGGCCTTGGCCTTGGCAATGCGTCTGGTGCGGGCGTTGCACTCCGACCAGTCCACGACCCATATCATACCGAACAGCACGGCAGCCGACAGCAGCGGGGCCGCCAACATAGCACCGATGAAGTACCCGACACCGATGGTAAACCCCAAGGTGTCGGCGGCGGCCAGCAGTGCCAGGAACACAAAGAACGCAAACACAGTCACTATCTGCAGAAGCGGCATAACCTCACTCCTTGGTTGCCAGCTGGAAAAACGCAGCATCACGGATGGCCTTGTATACCCCCTCAAGAGCTGCTGGTTCCAAATCTACACCGTGACCCTGACGGATACCACGGACGAACATATCGAGGGCCTCAAAGTCAGGTCGATTAAAGGTAACAGTTACTGATTTGCGAGCCTTGCGGGCACGATAGCGGGCTTGTTTCTCGGCGGGCGTCATGGCTTTCCCCGTGGCCGGACGGCCACGCGGTCGAACCTGAGGAATGAGGTCTAGCTGAGTTTCAGTAACAGTTACCAATTCAAACGACGGGCCGCCTTTGGGCGCCCCTGCAAATAGGCCGGTCGATTTGGTGACCTTCTTCTCGAGCTGGCCAATGACAATCGTCCAGGCAAGCTTGTTCTCGGAAAGCACCGGATACTCATTACCAGCATCAATGCCAAGACCGGCAGAAGTGCAGCGAAGTTTCATGTTCATTCCCTCGAATTACGGTAACCGTTACCGTAATTAGATTATCGGTCACGGTTACCATAAATACAAGGAATATTGGTAACAGTTACCAATATTTCACCTCGCATAATGCGGGTTATATTAAACATCCCTGCGGGAGCCCCCTGCCCCTTCGGGACTGTAGCAGGGGGCCGAGTCTTCAACATAACCACAGGACATTATGCGCAATGACGAATGCAGGAGGACGGAATGAAGAGAACTGAACAATGGAGCCGTTTTGATGCGGCTGACGGCTTGGCTACTGAGGCCGATATGGTTGCCTATCTGCAGGCCGCTCTTGAAGATGGTGATCCGGCGCTGCTGACTGCGGCGTTTGATGATATGGAGCGTGCTCGCGCCAACTGGAAGAACTGTTGGCTCAGTGTGACCCCAATGCCGCGTCACCAGGTGAAATGGATTGGGGTCCACTTTAAAGGCTAAGCACTCCATCTTATGGAGATGAATGGATTGGTTTTGATCCACAAGATCATCTCCTGAAGGCGATCTTGTCTCTCATCAGGCAGTTGCGCCATAAGCGCGTCTGGAGTTTGCTCAAGGTTTCCCGAACAGAGCCCTTGGCATTCATTTTCGAATCTTATGAGCAGTTTGCGGTCTGACTCTGCTCGCTGCTTAATACGTGGATTAACACTGCAACGATTTGAGTCGATTGCTGCGTAGGCATCCAGAATGGATTGTTTTAGGGTTTTCATATAAAGCCTCCAGTTTAAGATATATGAGAAGGCTTTCCATGCCACCGACCGACGCCGAATGACTTTGGCTTATGTCCTGCCATCCAGTACATACTTATACTAAAACCTTTGTCAATAGCGTTTACCTGTGACGCCGATAACCCCATTTATCGGCATCATCGTAAGAGATAACAAGGCGGTGTTTAGCCGGTTCTGCGGCACAACTCCTTCATCAATCCAGCACATGACGATGAGCCGTCACGAATGCCAGTCTCGGCCAGCTTAAGAAGATCCTCACCCAAGTCAGCAAGACCGGCCATCCGGTTCCCCTGCTGTTTGGCAATGTAGAGGTCGGCCAACTTGGCCAACTGATCCGCCAAAGCCCCCTCGCCCACAACATCTTCTCGCTCAACCAGAAAGTCAGGCGATGCCTTTTCCTGGTTGAAGTAGTCATCCCATACCCCCTCCCCTTAGTCGATATTCTGAAACCACAGATGTCCCATTTTGAGACAAGAGTCCACTATTAAAGATAGTGAAGGCGATGAGTAGTCATCACCACCAGGGGGGCTTTTATAGCCCCCTTTTCTTTTTTAAAAGGCGGGAAATTTATTATTAATTGGCTGCCGATTTTTTAATAAAAAATCTAATTAAAACAAATATTTTGGGTGTGTACATCGTGTCATCCGTGTGTATTATGAGACCTGTGAGGAACCTGTATGCATGTACAGACCACTTGTTTTAACTACTATAAGAGGCAATTAGTTATGAGTTCAAAATCAGATGACTCGATTGGAATGGCATTGGTGATATGCGGCGGGCTGGTGACCTTGGCGACATGGTGGGTTATGTCCACATTTGAAGTGCCATGGTCGGTAGCCTTGGAAGCGTTGTATAGAATGGTCATATGGGCGCTATTGGTGATCGGTGCGTTCTACCTTCAGGCACAAGATTACCCAGGGAGGATACAAGACAGCTGGCCCATTTTCCTGGGTACCTCAGTGATCGTCTTCTCCCCGATCTTAAAACACTGGGCAGGGGGACGATTTGGCGACCCGCTGTTTATTGAGCCAGCTTGGTACGGAAAGGATGGCTGGCAAATTCTGATGACCGTGGGGGTAATTGCGCTGGGGTATGCGTTGAAGTGGTGGTGGGACAATAAATGATGGGAAGGGCCGCAGCGGCCCTTTTTGCTATATGTTGATGGTCACTGCGCATAAATGCGGATTATGTTGCGGGCGCTCCGGCGTTGGGACGATGCCAGCAAGCTGTCCCACGTCCCTGCCTAGTCGCGTCCCCCTGCCCCTTCGGGATTATCGCAGGGGGAAAACCCTCAACATAATACCGCGGCCACATTATGCGCGGTTGTGAACATGGAGCAATTGAGTGTCCTGGATTGGTTCAACAACACAGGATTGGTTTGCCATGAACGAATCTTTCCCTTTCTGTTATCTCTCACTGTTGAACTTACTCATGTAGCCGATCCAGTGGTTTGTGATTGGCACTCTCGTGACGTTCGCTGTTGCCGGTGTGCAGGTATTTGGAGGTGGTGTCGATGCTGTCGTGGCCGGCATCGGCCTGCACATGGGACAAGGGTCGGCCATTGAGGTTGATGTCGTGAGTGATGCCGGTATGGCGAATGGAGTGCGGCGTCAGGTTGCGCATCTCTGCGGCATCCTGGGCAAAGCCATCCTGTTCCGCCAGCGTAGCGGCCGCCTGAATGACGGCCATCACCAGCTCGCGCAGCTGACGGATGCCGAGGTTGGCATTGAGCTCACCTTGTTCACGGCCGTGGGCTGCGGCCTTGTGGCGTACAAACAGTGGCGTCTGTTCATCGGGTACCGGCAGTGGCGAGAGACCGAGAAACGTCCGGTAGCGTTTGAGGGCCTCCAGCAAGGCATGGGAGACCGCCACGGTGCGGCGCTTGCCACCCTTGCTGCGGGGAATGTAATAACCCCAGACGCCGGTTTTCCCGTCGCGGCGAAACTGCCCCATGACGGGGGTAAAACCGGGTCTTGCCGCCACCTCGGAGATGCGCAGGTAGCAGGCATACATCAGGCTGATCAGAAAGCGGCTGCGCTCGTGCTGCTCCGGTGACTCGGTGGCCAGCCGATCGGCCGCCTGCATCACATAGGACCACTGCAGCTCGCTGAAGGCCTGGCCCTGATCATCCGGCTCCTGCTGTACGGTGCGCTTCACCCGTTGCAGCAGAAGTGCCGGGTTGCGGTCCATGTACTCTTCCTGGATCAAAAACTGGAAAAAGGCCGACAGAATGGCGAGCTTGGTCTTCATGGCTTGCTCACTGAGGCGGTACGGCAGTTCACTGCCCAGCTCCCGTTTGCCAAGAAAGGGTCGCCACTGGGGATTGGGCAGGCGCTCTCCCCACTCCTTGTCGAGCACGAACTGCGCCACGTTGCGATAGGCAATCAGGGCCGCTGGCGGTGACTGGCAATAATCGAGATAGCGCATCATGATGCGCCGGGTTAGATCCTTTGGGCTGATGCGCATCTCGCTGAAGCACCAGTGCAAGAACGTGGTCAGCTCGCTGCGATAGGTCTTGTAGTTGTTCTCGTTGTTGCGCTGCTCCAGCAGCCAGTCGACGGCGAGCTCGTAGACGATCCCGGCATCGGGTACGTCGGTGAGGCTGAGGTTGGCCAGGTACTGATTGACCTGGGGGTTGCCCGCCTCCAGGTATGCCAAGCCATCGAACAGCGGCAT